AGGATGAACTTCGGCTTGACGCCGATGCCGGTCGCGATGCCCGCATCGTCCTTCTGGCGCGACATCGCGGCGCGGGCGGCGCCGAGCGAGGTCTCGGAGATCACCGAGCCCGAGCCGGCGAGGTTGCCATGCGTCGCGTGGAACAGCGCGACGCTGTCCTGCATCGTCGGGTTGCTGTTGATGACCGCATAGACCAGCGAACCGATCGTGCGCTTCGCGGCGCGGCCCATCTTCATCGGGACCTTCGAGAACTGGTCGAGGTCGTCATTGACGATCGCCTGCCGCGAGATGGCGAACATCTTGCCATAGGTCGCGACCTGCACGGTGACGCCGCTGTCGCCGATCGTGGCATAGGTGTATTCGCCAGCCTCGATCACCTTGTCGAGGTTGGGGAAGAGCCCGAGATCGACGCGGTTGACCGGGCGGAAGTCCGACGCGGTGCCCTCGCCGGTCCACTGTTCGAAAGTCTCTTCTGCCTCCTGGTAGCCGGTGAGCAGCGCCTTGTAGGCGACCGACGACAGCACGTTGCCGAAATCCGACGTCGAGTGATAGCCGGGGCCGGCATTGCGCAGCGTGAAGGCGGTGCCGATCATCTCGAGCCGGTCCATCGCGCCGGAGCGGATGTTGCGGAGATCGAGCGAGGCACGCGCCAGCTCGGCGAGCGTCAGGCCCGAGAATTCGTTGCGCACGCCGCCTTTCATGCCGGCGCGTGCCATCAGGCCTTCGGTCGCGCCCTTCTGCCACTTGTCGACGGCGTCGAGGGTGACGCGGTTCTGGCTGCGCGTCGGCGACTCGTTGCCCTGATCATTCTCGGCCGTCTCGGCCAGCTTGTTGATGATCTTGGCGTTCGCCTCGGCCAGCGTATGGCCGGCGGCGACGAGCTCGGCGGCGAACTCGGCCGGCAGCTTCGCGGCGCGCACCGCGGCGCCGATCTGGGCGACGCGCTCGCGCTCCTCGCGGACGGCGGCGGCGCGGATGTCGGCACCGTCCGGCGCTTTGGCGCGGGCGACGATCTTCACCTTGGCGTCGTCGAGCGACAGCCCGGCATCGATCAGCTCGTCGGCGACGTCGTCGCCGAGCTTCGCGTCGCGCACAGCGGCGCGGATCTCGGTGATGCGCTGCCGCTCCATGCGGGCGGCCTCGGCGCGGGCCGCGATGATCTCGGGCGCCGCCTGGTTCGGGTCCATATGAAACTCCTCTCTTTGATCGGCGGAGGCCGAGGAACTCGCGCGCTTGGCGCGGAGCTTGGGCGGCGCGATCAGACGCGCCATGGTTTCCGGGTCGAGGGTCGCGCAGGCGGCGACCTTCCGTGACTTTTCGATCTTGTCGGCGAAGCCTTTGGCGACGGCATCCTTGGCCGAGAGATACGTCTCGGCGGCCATCATCGCCTCGATCTCGGGACGGGCGAGGCCGGTCCGCTTGGCATAGATGTCGAGCATGACCGACTTCATCCGGTCGATCTCGTCGGCCAGGGCGCGCAGCTCTTCCGAGCTGCCGCCGAAGGCCATCACGAACGGGTCGTGGATCATGATCGACGCATTGTCGGCCATGATGATCGTGTCGCCGGCCATCGCGATGATCGAGGCGACCGAGGCCGCCATGGCATCGATATGCATCTCGATCGTCTTGCCGCTGGCGCGCAGCGCGTTGAAGATCGCGAGGCCTTCCTGCACCGATCCGCCCGGCGAGTTCAGGTGGCAGACGATCGTCTCCTGGTCGGCCAGCTCGGCGAGCGAGGCCATGACATCGATCGCGCGCAGCGTCGTGCCGGGATCGTTCCACGGGTCGACGATGCCATAGAGCATCAGCTCGCCGTTGAGGACGAGGGAGTTGGCGCCGTCCATCGGGCAGCTCCTATTGCGGGGTCTGGGCGAGGCCTGCCGCGCTCGTCTTGCGCGGGTCGCTGTCGAGCACGAGGCCGAGCTTGTCGGCCCGCTCATTGTCCGCCTTGATTTCGGCGTCGATATCTTCCGGCTCGTAGCCGAGCTTGCGGACTTCGCTGCTGCGCGACGACAAACCAGACCGGATCGCCTGCTGCGCCGCACGAATATCATTCGCCGGGTCGATCATCTCGCGACGCGGCGGCGTGCAGTCGACGCGGTAGGGCTCCGAGGACATGGTGACGGCCCGCACGGCCTCATTCGCCCAGCGCATCACCGGGTCCATCATGCCCGGGATCAGCATGTTCCAGCGCCAACCCTCGACCGCCCGCTGGAATTCCAGCCAGCCCATGCGGCCCGACGAGAAATTGACGCCGGTCAGGTCGCCGGTCATCGCCTCATAGGGAATGTTCATGCCGGTCGCGATCTCGCGCAGCACCAGCATCGAATAGGGCCCGAAATCCTGCGACTGCGGCGGCGTGGCGAAGCTGATGTCCTCGCCCTCGCCAAGCCGCTCGATCATGCCGGGCTCGAATGTCTCGATCGGATAGGCGTTCGTCACCGGCGCTCCGTCCGGGCCGGCCGGTTGCTGGGCATAGCTTTCGCCCTGCCCATTGTCCTTGATGAAGGCCGCGAAGCACGCCGCGATCTTCTGTTTCATGAGCTGGGCATCGGAGAGATCGGCGAGGTCGTGCAGCCGCGTGATCACCGGCGCGAACCAGGTGACGCCGCGCACCTGGCCCGGCCGGTCGACGCGGTAGACATGCGTCACGAAGTCGGCCGAGACGCGGTTGCCACGGTAGCCGCTGAAGCCCCGCATATCGCCCGGGTGCTGGTCGAACAGGTAATAGGCGACGCGTTGGCCGCGGAGGTCGAACTCGATGCCCTGGACGGCATAATTGCCGTTGCCGAGCGGCCCGTCGACATTGGTGTCGAGGAAGTCCGGCTCGAGCACCTGAAGCTGCAGCGGCAGCGGCAACCCGTCTTCGGCGCGCCGCACACGGCGCCGGATCAGGACCTCTCCGGCCTCGACGATCGTCGCCATCGCCAGCGCCTGCAGGCCATAGATGTTCAGCCGCCCGTCGGCGTCGATCGCCGTCGTCTCGAAATGGTCGCGGATCAGCCCCTTGATGCGATCCTGCCGCGCCTGCCGCGCCGCCTTGACCGACAGCACGATGCCGGCGCCGACGACATTGGCGGGGATGACCGCCTTTGCCCGCGCGGCGAAGGCATTGTTGCGCACGAGGTCGCGCGCCACGTCGCGGAGCCGCCCATTCGCGAGGAACGTCTCGGCATTGGCATCGGTCGTGACGGCCCGCCAGCCATCCGTGCGGCGGCTGCGGCTCGCGCCTTCGAACAGGTTGCGGATGCGGTCCGCCCGGGCGATCCGCGCCCTCGCGTCCATACGCGCCGCGCCGATCGAGGGGAAGGCGAAGCTGATCGCCCGGTCGAGCCAGTTGTCTTTCGCCATCAGAAGCCCGACCGGAAGGTAGCGACGGTGCGGCGCCCAGGCACCGGAATGCCGAGCTGCCGCCGCAGCGCGTTGCGGATCGCGATCATCTCGGCGAGGCTGCGATAGTCGACCGACTTGCCGTCATAGGTGACGCGGGTCGCGCCACTGGCGATGGCTTCCTCGATCGCGTCCAGCCGGCGCCGGTCGTCAGCCTCGGCCATCAGCTCACTCGGTCGCGGCGTCGACGGTGCCGGTGGCGGCGGCGGAGAGCACGCGCGGCGCTTCCTCGCCCGCCTTCAGCGCCTTGACGGCGGTCGCGCTGCCATTGCCGTCGACCACGGTCACGACGAGATCGCCATCGGCGATCGCCTTCTTGACCACGGCGTCCGGCACCGACTCGCGCGGCAGGCGCAGATAGGCCGAGCCCGGATCGGTCGGGCAGCCCGGCCAGGTCCAGCGACCCGACGAATGCAGGGTCAGCACGCCGCTGGCGCGCGCCTCGATCTGAGCCTCGTCGAGCTCGCCTTCTTCGAAAAGGGGACGGCCAGCGTCCTCGTCAGCGATCGCGGTCTTGTCGGCCTTGGCCATCGTCATCTCCTTGGTTGCAGCCAGCCGCCGCGCGGGCGGGTCGGCTTGAGCATGGACTCGGGTCGGGCGGTCGGTTCCATCGCGAGCGGCGGCGCTGCCCGCCGCGGCGGTGCAGGGGGCGGCGCCTCTGCCTCGGGCTTTGGCAGCCCGAATTCGAGGCTGGCATCGATCCGCCGCGGCAGCGTCTTTCGCGCCGCGAGGGCATAGACAAAGGTGTCGAGCGCCTCGTTGCGCTTGCCCTCGGGCAGCACCCACACGGCATAGCTCTGGCCGCGCTGGCGGCGAACCTCGCGATGCTCGGAGGTCAGCTGCTCGTAATAGTCGAGGCCGAACCCCTCGCCGGCTCTGAAGTGAATCATGCCGGGGCGGCGCGCCTCGCCGTCCTCGATCTCGATCCGGAGCCGCCCATAGATGGCGTCCTTCGCGGTGTCGACGCCGACCGGCCAGAACTGTTCGCCCGTCTTCGATCGCCGCGCCTGGTTAGGCCAGATCGGCCAGGCGCCCGCGCGGCCCTTGATCGCAAAGATCCGCCGGCGACGCCGGGCTCTCGTGAAGGCATAGACTTGCGCCGCATGATGGCCGCCGGTGTCGATCGCGGCTGCGGCGACGCGGAGCGTGACGCCGTCGCGCCGCCTGAAGGTCGACATCAGCAGCGCGTCGAGTTCAGCCCATGCCGCCGGCTGCGCCGGATCCTGGTGGATCACTTCATAGAGGAAGGGCGCGCATTCCTCGTCGGGCCCCCACGCTATCCCCTGCGCCTCGAGGCGGTTGCCCTGCACGTCCACGCCGAAGGTGATGACCTCGACCCAGTTCGGGAGATCCTCCGGGCCTAAGGTCTCGGCCCGCGCCATCAGGCGCTCGCCGTCGACCTTCTCACGCCCCGAAGGCTTCCAGAGTTCGGCGAGCGCCGTGTTCGTGAACTTCTTCATCAGCTCCGGGTCACCCCGGGCGATGTTGAATTCGGCGACCACGTCGGACAGGCGATGCCGCCGCGACATCAGCTTCGAGATGACGAAGCCGGCATGCCCGCCATAAGGCGCTGGCTTGCCGCAGATGCCGCAGAGCGAGCGGCCCTGCGGTGTCCATGCCTTCGGCTCCTGCCGCTCGCCGCAGCAATTGAAGAGCCGCGTCTGGCGCCATCCATGGTCCGGCAGGTCGGCCAGCGCGTCGAGCGCTCTCAGGCGGTCGCCCTCGCTCCAGACGACGCCGCATTCCGGACAGGCGATGCCGGCCGTCTCCGGCAGCGGGTCGCCGAAGCTGTCCTTCTCCCAGACGACATACCGCCACAGCAGCTCGAAGCGGTGGCTGCAATGCGGGCACGGGACGAAGCACCGGCGCTGGTCACTGGCGCGATATTCGCGGCCGATGCGCGACGTGTCCTCATTGGTCGGCGAGCAGGCGCGCAGGAACTTGGCGCGGCCGAGCGCCCGGAAGGTCGAGGCGCGTTCCTCGGCGAGATAGAGCGGGTCGCCTTCGGCACCGGCCGAGGCCGGATATTTGTCGACCTCGTCGCTGACGATCACCCGCTTCGGTCGTGAAGCGAGATCCATCGGCGAATTGGCGCCGACGAAATCGATCGCGCCGCCGGCGAATTCCTTGTGATCGAGCGTGTTCCGGTCCCGGAACGGGGCCAGCGCCGCCTTGAGCGCCGGCGTCACATCGACCGTCGGATCGAAGCGCTCTTTCGAGAAGCTGATCGCCGCGCCCTGCGTCGGCTGCACAAACAGCACCGCCGAAGGATCCTGCACCGCGTAATAGGCGGTGGCGTTGAGCAGCCACTCCGTCTTGATCACCTGCGTCGCCGCCATGGCGGTGACGGTGTGCGTGTCGCGTTCCGTCACCGCCAGGTGAAGGCCGATGCCGCAGGGCTGCGCCTTCGTCTTCCAGCGGCCGGGCGAGGCCGACGTCTTCGACGAGACGAAGCGGAATGCGTCCGACCATTCGACGAGGTTAAGCCTGGCCGGCGGCCGAAAGACTGAACGCGCCTGCCGCAGCCGCGCCGCCAGCGCCGATGGTCCGATCTCTGTCTCGAGCAGGCTCATGGAGGTCGCCAAGCGCTTCGATGATCTCCGCCTGCAGCGCGTCGTCGATCGCCGCCGTGCCGAGGCCGACGAGGCTCGCTGCGATCTTGCCAGGGATGGTCAACAGCCGTTCCTTGATCGCCGCATACTCGGCTTCCACCTGCCGGGCGACGTCCTCGATCGACACCAGCTGGCCGATCGTCTTCTCGTATTCGGCCTTCCGCTGAAGGGCGAGATAGGTTTCCTTGACCCGCGTCGCTGTCGCCGTCGACCAGCGCGAGCTGTCCGGGTCGACTTCCTCGACCGGCGCCAGCGCGGCTTGGGCCGCTGCGCCGAAGAGATCGCCCGCCGGCGCGAGGCTCGGCGCCTCCGTCGAGCCGCCGCGATACGTCTTGGGCCGCTCGTCGAGGGAGCGGTCGCTGGCGGCGACGTCGATCCGGCCCTTGGCGTCGATCACCAGGCGGCCGCGGTTCTTCCACACGGTCACCGTCGAGCGCACGACGCCCCGATGCCGGGAATA